AAAATGGTGGAGTTACAAGAAGATCAATGGGAGCTGTTGATTACAAAGAAGTAATAATTGAGGAGGTATCATGAAAATAAGTATCACAAGTAATATACCTATAGTTTCGGCAAAGTTGATGTCTAATCCTATAAGAATAAAAGGGGCTTTAAAAAGAGCAATCAGAAAATCTGCTTTATTAGTCGAAAGATATTCTAAAATGAGATCTCCTGTTGATACTGGGCGATTAAGATCTTCCATTAGAACTACAATAAATGAATTAACAGCAACAGTAAATCCGACTGTTGATTATGCAATTTATGTTCATGACGGAACAAGGTATATGACAGGCAGACCTTTTATGAGATTAGGGGCAGAAGACGCAGAAGATAAAATTAGAGCAGTGTTTAACCGAGAAATTAAAGGTATACTATAATTATGTGGAATTTACTAACAGAAAAATTAAAAAGTCTCTTAGAGGCGAATGATCTTATCACAAATACTTATACTTATGAGGCTTCCGAATTAAGTGGTACTCCCATTGCTACATTGACACCTAGTTCAAATGAAAATGACTATGCAACCACGACAGAGAATACCAGAGTCTATGCTTATATGTTAAGATTATATGTAGATAGACCGAGTGGAGAGGACGAGGAGTATAAATCAGAAATGGCCATGAAAGGATTAGTAGATAGTGTTTTAGATGATTTAGATAAAAACCACAGGTTGAGTGGCTTAGGAACAAAGACAGGTTACACATTTTTATTATTAGAGGCAACTCCATCAGTTTGGGGATATGCCGGTCGTGAAAATGAATATCGTGTGGCAGAGATAATTATTAGAAGCCACTTTGCAGTGGACATTAATCAAATAACTTAACATGACAAAAATAATAGGCAGGTTAATAGATTTAGGTGTAGCAGTAGAAAGCACCCGTGGAACAGGCGAGGTTGTTACAAACATGATCCCTAAATCTAATATAACCTTTGACGATAAAGTTCTAAAAGCAAGATCCACAGTAGGTTACGGGACAATTAATTTAGAAGGCAATCAGGCCTTGGTAGCTCGGAGACATGCAGAAGGCATTGTTGATTTTGACTTGCATGATATTAGTTTTGGTATTTTCTTGAAGGCTTTACTTGGAACTGTCTCAACGGGGGTTGTTGCTGATAGTGCCTATACACATACATTTAGTTTAGAGAATAGCAATCAACATGACAGTCTTTCTATGCTATATGAGGAAAAAGGGATTGGCAATCTTTCTTTCAGACTTTGTATGATAGAGACATTGACAATTACAATATTACCTGAAGATGTTGTTAAGATAACAGCAACCTTTATGGGTAGACATTCAGCAACAGGAGGGAGTAGTGCTGTTACCTATATTGCAGAAAACAAATTCTTAGGAAGACATCTTACTTTCAAAGTGGAAGACGCTACTGGCGATTTAGCAGCCGGATCTAATATTCCAGTTAGAAGTCTTACTCTAAACTTTGCTAAAAATTTGAGACTGGTACATAATTCAGGAACAGTAGAACCAGAGGATATTCTTAATCAAGGATTTAGAGTTACTGGGGAAGTTGAATTGGATTACGAAAACAGAACTTATGCAGACTTGATGAATGATGGAACTTATAAAGCCGTTAGAGTTCAACTAATAAATACAGAGGCGCTTATAGGTGCGGCCACAAGACCTCAATTCTTGTTAGATCTTTCAAGATGTGATTTTGAAAGTTGGGAACCTGCAAGACCAAATGATGAATTGGCTACACAGACATTCATGTTTACAGGTCTTCATGATATTACGAATAACGATGTTATTAATAGTTGTCTACTCGTGAATAGTCACGATGGATCTAATTACTCATAAAATTATGTCTAATAAAGTTGTGTTAGGAGATAGGACGACCAAAAAGTTTAGTCTTCCTGAAAGTAAAGCAGAGGTTGAAATTTATGCCTCAATTATTGCACAAGACCTTGGAGGTTTTGATGTAAAGAAAATACAAGAAGGTGATAATGTTGGTGACGCTGTAAGATTGCTATCTCGTTTAATTAAGAGCTGGAATATATATGAAAGTGATGATGCGAAAGAACCAAGAGAAATCAATATAGATAGTATTAATTTATTACCAATAAAAGATTTAAATTTTCTTTTTAAGGAGTTGAAATCATTTATCATTGATGAAAAAAAAGGATAGCCCATCTCATGCCCCTTGCACTTGAAATGGGTTGGACAGAAAAACAATTATTGCAAGAAAACAGTGTCCTCTATTTAGATGAAATGGTTAGGGCATATAATTACAAACAAAAATGTCAACAGAGAATGTCAAAGTCGTAATATCTGCAAAAGATACCACCAAAGTTGCATTTAATTCTGCGTCAACTGGGTTAAGAGGTATCGGAACATCAGCTAAAGGGTTGATGACTAATTTAATTGGTCCTCTTGGATTAATTGCCGGTATCGGTTTGTTAACAGCAAAGATAGGCAAGGGGATAAAAGCTACGGCAGATTTTGAGTCACAATTATCTAATATCTCTACTCTTATCTCTGGAGACAGTACGGAAGCAATAGATGGTTTTAGAGAAGGGATCCATGATCTTATGAAAGAGATCCCTGTGACTGGGGAAGAATTAGGCGCATCTGCCTATGCTATTGTTTCAGCAGGGATAAGTGATACAGCAGAGGCACTAGATGTATTAAAGGCTTCTTCCCGACTTGCTGTTGCAGGTTTAGGATCAACCGAGGAAGCCACAGATCTTGTTACTTCTGCTATAAACTCATTCGGGATAGACGCCAAAGAGGCTGAAGGTATTGCTAATACACTATTTTTGACCGTTAAGAGTGGTAAAACTACTGTAACTGAATTAGCACGAGGTTTTGGTCAGATTGCACCTTTAGCCTCTCAAATGGATGTATCTTTAGAGGATCTTATGGCTACAACGGCGGCCTTAACTACAGGTGGTATGAAAGCTAGTATTGTTTATGCTTCATTGAGGGGAGCATTTTCTAACCTATTAAAACCTACTTCTGATATGACAGCAGTAATGGAAGAAGCAGGAATAACCTTTAATGATGTACAAAAGAGTTTAGGTGAAGATGGAATAGTTAAAACAATCAGAATGATGACTGATGCGGCCGGTGGTAGCACAGATGCCGTTGCTAAAATGTTCGGATCTGTGGAAGGTCTAAACTCAGTCTTGGCCTTGATGAATGAAACTGGTGAAGTTTCTATGGAGGTTTACGAAGGCATGACAAATGGAGCAGATAATTTAACTGAAGCTGTAAATAAACAAACAGAACAATTTAATGCTCAGTGGCAATTATTAAAAAATCAAACTAATGTTGCGTTCCAAGAATTAGCTGTGCAGATATTACCTCATCTTATAGCGGCCATGAAATTAGCTGGAGAGGTCGGAGAAGTCTTTGGGATAATTTATGATGGAGTTACTGAAGGGCTTACTAAATTAATTCTAACAATAGACAAAGTGATTAGTAAATTACAATCTCTTATCGCTCTTGCAAAAAAAGCTTCAAATAATGTGATTTCTAATGTTTCAGCAGGGGCAGGGGCTTTGGTTGGTACTGTTAGCAATGTATTAGGATTTGCTGATGGTGGAGTAGTGCCGGGCCCTATCGGTACTCCTGTTCCGGCTATTGTACATGGTGGGGAAACTGTTATCCCAAGTGGAAGAAGTATCGGTAATAATATAACTATAAATAATCCTGTCTTGCTTGATAACACTATGATAGAAAGATTAAGTAGTGAGATAGGCAGAGTATTAAGAAATGACATCAGAGTATGATAAATATTACAATAGACAGCGTAGACCGAACAGACAAAGTTGAGTTTGGATCTATTGAGATATCTAACATCTTAACTCGCAAGAGAGATAGGTGTTCTTTTGATGTTATCTCTCACTCTGGACAGACCTATAAACCTAAATTGGGAGAGGAGATTGTTATTACTGATGATGGAACTAAGATCTTCGGTGGAATGATAGTATCTTCTCGGACAAAACCTTCTGCCTTTAATACAGTCATAAACGAATATCTATGTCATGACTACACAAGATTATTAGATAGGAAACTTGTACCTGATACATTCAAGAATAAAACTATTAATGAGATTATAGCCTCACTTAAATCTGATTATTTTCCTGAAGCTATTACTATAAATAATGTTGATGCGCCACCTATTATTAAGTATGTGGCTTTTAATTACAAACCTTTGGCTAGTGTCTTGACTGAATTAGCCGATGCTGTAAATTATGACTGGTGGATAGACTATGATAAAGATCTACACTTTCAAAGTAAATCAACGACAGATGCACCGATTGATATTAATGATGACGATGGATCTTATAAATATGATAGCCTAATAATCCGTAGAGATAATTCTCAACTTAGAAACACAATCATTGTTAGGGGAGGTAAGTATTTAGCGGCTCAACTTACATGGGAACAAGAGGCAGATGGCAAAGCAAATACATTCCCAACAAGATATCAATTTACAGACTTTGAGGCTAGTCTAACAGGTCAAGCATTAAACATAGGAATAAATGCTATTAATGATCCGAATGATTTTGATGCTCTACACGATTTTAATCAGAAGATTTTAATATTTAAAGAATTAGATAAACCTGTCGCTGGGGCTTCTATTAAAATGGCCGGTAAACCTAATCTACCAGTCATTGTTAAATATACAGATCCTATAAGTATAGCGGCCACAAGATCTGCTGAATTAGGGAGTGGAGATTATGAGTATCTAATTGAGGACAAATCTATTAACTCTAAGGAGGGAGCAAGGCAGAGAGCAGAGGCAGAGGTTCTAGCCTATGCAACAACACTCTCAGAGGGTGAATTTATATCTGAAACATCAGGCCTTAAAGCAGGTCAGAGGATCTTAATCAATTCTGTATCAAGAGGAATATCAGAATATTTTGTTATTAACAAGGTCATTATAAGACAGAGAACCAAAGATGAATTTGCATATCATATATCACTTATAACGACTAGAACCTTTGACTTAATAGATGTATTACAAAGATTACTATTACAAGGTACAAATAAAATAACAATTTCGCAAGGCGAAACAGTAGACCTAGTTGAGGCCTTTCCAGCAGAAGAAATTACTTTAAATGAAGTCGTTACTTCTTCTAAGGTTCATAATCCTATCTCAGAGGGTGTTGCTTTAGGTGAAACATTTAGTGCAAACATTGATTATCCTGTTGAATTTGTACTAGGTCCATATACTCCGACTGGATCTAAAAGAGTATTTATTATCGGTGGTTCTCGTTTGGGGTAGCGTATTATAAATAATAACGATATAATATTATTATGAAAATTACAGATCAGATTAAGATAAAAGGACATTTAAAATTTACCATAAGAGATAAGAAAACTGGTAAAATTAAAAGAGTTGCTGAATATGATAACTTAATCACGACTGTTGGTCGCCAACTACTAGCAGACAATTTAACTAATTCAGTTCCAGATAATACTCCTCGCATAAACTATGTAGGTTTAGGTTCAGGAACGACAGCACCAGCAAATGCAGATACCACTCTTGAAACAGAAGCATATCGTAATGCTATTGCGAGTGAAACTAACTCTGCCAATATTGCATACTTCACAGGCTTTTTTGACGCTACTGAAACAATTGGAACTTATAAAGAGGCTGGTTTGTTTGCAGATGGCACAGGTGCGGCCGACAGCGGAGTTCTATTTTCTCATGTAGCTATTGACATTACTAAATCAGCAACAGAAACATTAACTGTTGATTGGACTGTAACTATAACTTAAAATTATGTTTCCATTTACTATAGGCGATGAATTAACAGCAACACAGGCAGATTTACTGGCTTCTATTAATCGTAAAGAACTCACAGCAGGAGAAAATATCGATGCTTCTTCAG